TGTGGCGCAGATGGAGCGCCACACCGCAGATGGGATTGTTTTCACGGTGCATTACACCGTTGACGCATTTAGCGATCCTTACCGTGCTGGCGCCTATGGCAGCGTGGGGCTGGATCAACCTGAGGGTAACGTCATCCCTTACGCCGACCTCACGGCTCAAGTGGTGATCAGTTGGGTGAAGGAGAAGCTCGGCGGTGATGAAAAGGTTGCTGAAATCCAAGCTGCGCTTCAGGCACAACTGGATCAACAACGCACACCGACCACCGCACAAGGGCTGCCATGGCAGTAAAAGCCAAAACCGGTACCGCGCGGCTCGATCATCAGGCCGGGCCGCCCAAGACCACGCGCCAAGGGTTCGGCCAACGCAGCCGGCCCCGGCGCCGCGGCAAGAAACCCCTACGCGGGCAGGGTCGGTAAGCTGAAGGGGTAGCCCCATGGCGCCATGATCGAAGTCATCGCAGCCATTGCCGGCGCGTCTATTTCCGTCGCAGCCATGGGCGCTGCTGGTTTCAGCCGCAAATCAGATGAAGCCCGCGAAGCCGTGATCAGACTCACCTCAGCTGTGGAGCATATCGCTTCACAGCTTGAAGTGCTTCACACTGATATGAAGGAAGATCGCAAGGAAACATTCGGGCGCCTATCGACGGTGGAGCAGCGCGTCTCTAAGTTGGAAGCACGACCACCAGCCTGCTAGCCATGGATCACGCCACCACCGTTGCGGTGATTGCCATTGTGGTTGCGGCCGGTTCTGAGATCATTGCCGTCTCGCCGCTCAAATCCAACAGCTGGCTGCAGTTGTTATTCCAAGTGCTGCGCTTGGCATTCCCTAAGCAGCGCCGCTGAGTCATGGCAAACGACGCACCGATCACGCTGCAACAGCTGTTCAAGTACTACAAAGCACTGCCGCATCAAGCCGCTGCGATCCAGCAGTTAGAAGCTGATCTGGCTGCCAACGCTTATGACGCCGTGATGCGTCGCGATCGGGACTGGTTCCAAACATGGAGCCAAGACGGTAAACAAACCGATCTAGCTGCCGCTATCGCGCTGATCAAGGAGTTTGAGGGATGCCACCTCTCGGCATACCCTGACCCGCTATCAGGCGGCGACCCGTGGACGATCGGCTATGGCACCACGCGCTACAGCAATGGAACGTCAGTGCAGCGCGGCGACAAGATCAACGTGATCGAGGCCGACATGCTGCTGCGCCTTGAGGTGGATCGCATCGCTGACAAGCTGCGCAGCACCATCCCGCATTGGAATGTGATGGATGATAATCAGCGCTCGGCGCTGGTGAGCTTCGCCTACAACCTCGGCTCTGGTTTCTACGGCACTGCCGGGTTTGAGACCATCAGCAAGTGCCTGCGTGATCGTGACTGGGCAGGAGTGCCCGCAGCGCTCGAGCTTTACCGCAATCCTGGCAGCAACGTCGAGGCTGGCCTGCTGCGCCGTCGCCGCGCTGAGGGCAAACTCTGGGGCCAGCATCAAGCCATAGCCGAACCAGAGACCGCGAAACTGCGTCCTGGTAGTCCGTTCACTGCACGCATCACGCCTCACATCAGGCTGGGAGAATTTGCCCTAGATCAGGAGGCTAGGCGGTTCACTGCGCAGCATCAGCTGGATACAGCAGCAGAGTTGGCGGCATTCCTCGAGCGGGTGCGCGTGCAGTTTGGCGGCAAGCCAATCACCATCACGAGTGGATTTAGACCACCGGCAATCAATAAGTCAGTGGGTGGCGCCAGCGGGTCGGAGCACCTTTACAACGCGCCGGGTGTTGGTGCTGTTGACTTCGTGATTCAAGGCGCCGACATGATGGCCGTGCAGCGCTGGTGTGATCAAAACTGGCCGTTCAGCCTTGGCTATGCAGCGCCACAGTTTTTGCATCTAGGCATTCGGCAGGGCCGACCTAGAGTCCGCTGGGATTACAACTGACTCAGTGCTGGTACCTGACCACGAGATTCGTCGGCTGTGCAAGCAGCACGCGATGGTGATGCCGTTCGATGAAGAACTGCTCAACCCAGCCAGCTACGACGTGACGCTCGGCAGCAGGATCATGATCGAGGTTGCCGATACGCCTGATCTGCAAGTGATAGAGATCCTCGGTCACACAGCAGACGATCCGTACCTGATTCAGCCGGGTGAGTTCTTCTTGGCTGAAACGCAGGAAATCTTCAACCTGCCCTCATACATCGGGGCGCAGTTCGTGCTGAAATCAAGCCGCGCGCGCGAGGGTTTTGATCATGCAGAGGCCGGTTGGTGCGACCCGAGCTGGTATGGCAGCCGTCTAACAATGGAACTATGCAATCAACGTCGTTTGCATTCGCTAGGAATCTGGCCAGGTATGAAAATTGGACAGATGAAATTTTTGCTTGTGAGTGGTGAGCCCGAAGTTGGATACGATCAGAAAGGCCGCTACAACTGCGATTTGGGCGTCACTAGCAGCAAAGGCTAAAATGTTGAGGCTGCGGCGCGTCAACGCCCAGCCCCTGACCACTGCATCACCAGTGATGATTGAATCTTACGCCGCTGAGCGGTGGCTTCCGGTTGTTGGCTTTGAGGGGCTTTATGAAGTCTCTGATCATGGCCGTGTGCGCAGTGTTGATCGCGTCGTCAAGCTTGACGGCCATCCAAAGCTGAAACAGCGCACTATGCGTGGGCGGATCTTGTTTCAGAAAACCAATCGCCCGGTAGCGACTGGATCGTATGTTCGCAATCAGGTTTCTTTATGGAAGGGAAACCATGAATACACATCGAACGTGGCGCGATTGGTAGCAGAAGCTTTTCTGCCAAATCCAGATTGCTTGCCTTTTGTGCTGCACCTAGACGACGACGCAACAAACAACTGCGTTTCAAATCTGGAATGGGGCAATCACGCCGAGAACATTAGACAAGCTGTGGAGCGCCGCAGATTTCCCACTGGGGCAGCACATCACAACTATCGTCATGGCAAATACGCCGGCAAGGGCTAGCGTTTAATCGGACAGCCAAAGGTCTCCTAAGCGCCGGCCTAAGCAACCGGCGCCCTTTTCATGGGATGCGCCAGCGGCGCCATTCGCATCCGGTGGATGATGCCCGGCGCCTCAGCAGGATCGTCTAGCGGCGCCATCGTGTAATCGTCGCACCCGTGGCGCTCTGCCCAGCGCTGGGCGCCTTGGTGGGTGGTGAACGGCCCGACGTGCCACGGGCCGATGCGGAGGATGTAAGTCATGGGTGGAGAGTAGGAGGGCCGCCGGAGCGGCCCGGTACGGGTCAGTCGCACGTCTCCTCGATCTCGTCCAGCAACGAGCGGATAGTGGCAAGGCGCTCGGTGATGGTCGCGGGCGCTGCTGCTTCAACAGCAGCCGCGTCAATGGCGACGCCGTCGTTCAGTTCAACGGCCAGCGCTTTGCAGCGTTGGATCCGCTGCAGGATCCGGGCTTCGCGGGCAGCTTCTGCTGCGGCGAGCTCATCGAGTTGAGCGGTGAAGAGATCAGCGAGGCTCATGGTCTGGAGTGCGGTGGGCTGCGTGCCCGGTGAGATAACTATACACCACAGACCGCGCACATCACCCTGCTGTCACAATCCGCAACACTGCCCGATCCTGTTCTCCCCGCTACCGTTACCGCAGCGGCGGCAGCCCCATGCCCGGTTACTACCTAGAGGTCTCCGCCAAGATCTTCATCCGATCAGACACGCCAGCCGATGACATACCTGGTGATGTTTACAGTCAAATCGCTGAGCATGTTCGATCCGATGAAGACATCATCGATATCGAAGTGAACTGCGTGCCGGTGCCTGAGGATCTCTGTGGATCAACACCACATTGATGGCACGAGGCTGGTCACACGGCGATCAGCGCGTGATCAGATCCTCTTGGCATGGAACTACCGCTGCGCCTACTGCGGCGATCCGCTCGGCCGCAGCCCGACGCTCGATCACGTGGTGCCCAAGGTGCACGGCGGCCTCACCGTGCGCGAGAACCTCGTGAGCTGCTGCCTGATGTGCAACAGCCAGAAGGGCCACAAGGAGTGGGTCAGCTGGTATCGCGCTCAGCACTTCTGGACACCACTGGGCGAGTGGGCGATCGCGCGGTGGGTTGCGGGAGAGGGTAACGTTGGCGCCTAGACCTTCTTCTGGAGAGTCTGGGCGTTCCCGTAGAGGCCGGCTGCGGGCACCAGGTGGACACCGCGTGAGGACCCACCACCGGCCACATTATTAAGAGATGTTGCAGCGGTCGCAGATGCACCGCCTATCGACTATATTGAATGAGTCGGGAGCGATCCCGGCATCCACCGCACCTAGAAAAATGAATACACTCTCTGCCGGCCTCGAGGCACTGGCTGACACGCTCCGCTCTGCGGAGGCAGTCGTCGCCGCCTTCCAGACCTTGCGGGACACCACCACCGAAGACCGGTGGGATGAGCTCTGCAGCGATGAGCTGCTAGATGCTCTGCTGAGTGCCTGCACTGATCTGGAATACCACCTCGAGCGCTGATGGACCGGCCCGCTTCGGCGGGCTTTTTTATTGCTCAGCGGTCGGCGCTATCCGTAAGGACGCGCGCGGTGCTGCAGTCGCGGTGGCTGCAGCTGCAACCGTATCGGAGGCCGCTTCACATCACGGCAATATCCTGCTGCACACCCACAGCGCGATCAAACACGTCGCCCAATACTCCAGCACCAGCACCAGCACGTCGCGCAGCATCAGCGTGCCAGCAGGTGGTCTAGGTAGAGCTCGGCCTGCCACAGGTCGCTCGAGTAGCGGCAGATTCCACCGACGCAGCTGCGGTAGTACACCTCACCATGCACTGGCATGAGCGTTTCGATGTAGCCGCCATCTCGATCAGTGCGGCTGATGACTTCCGGGCCGAACATACAGTTCACACCTGGCCGCATAACGGCCGCCGGTACGCTTTGATTCTGGCAACTCGAGCCCGCAGCGCTGATGGCGCATCTGCCAATGCTGGCAATCCCAACACATCAATGGCTCACCAGCAGGACGCAGCCTTGCGCACGCAGCTTGGTAGATGTGTTGCGCTTTGATCAATGCCGCCTGCAGTTGCACTGCACCGGTATCCATCTCGATCTGATGTTCAGGCTTTGGACCGAGCACCACGCGCGCGTGCCATGTGCGGTCAGTACGGCTGCACAGCAGCAACAAACGGCCGCCGTGCAGACTGATCATTCCGCCTCACCAGCAGCAGGCTGGTGGAAGATACGTTCGAGCACCATGGAGTCAGGCTCATCTGGCCCGCTGGTGACATAGGCAGCCACCGGATCAGTGCCATCTGATGCCACATAGATGCAGCCGTAGCCATAAGGCTTGACGACAACTAGACCGGTGTTGCGACTGCGCGACAGGATACGGAGCGCAAGGCGCTCGATCAGATTCAAACCAGGCAGTTGGCGCATCATCCCTCCAGTTTGGCGATAAGACGGCTCAGATACCAGTGGCACTTACGTGCATCCTCAAGCGCGTTGCCCTTGCACCAGATGCGCAGCAGATATTTCAGCGCCTGGCCCTGCAGGTATGCGGGCACCATGTGAGGTGCATCGGTGACGGCTGCCTCGATCACGTCGATCGCCTCGACTGGGCCGCGGCGGTAGTGCGATGGGTTGATTGGGTCGGTCATTAGTGGGTCTGACTACAAGGCTTTGATCCGTTCAGCGAAGTCCCGCAGCGATTGCATCTTGCGCTGCTCGTAGTTGACTACTGGGTTTTAGGCACGCAACTTGGCTAGCAGATCTGCGGTTTTCTCTGCCAGCTTGCAGTAGGTCGTGCCTTCATCGCTGGAAACGATGTGCGGGCAAGTGGAGTTGGGTTGTTCAATCCAGTCGCCAAGAGCCTGTTGCAGAGCTGTGAATTCTTCCCAGGTCATGGAAAGGGACTGGTGACCTCGGCTTAGATGAATGTCAAAGCCTTCAGCATTTGTCCATTCTGTGACTTCGAGGAAGTCGTCACCCTTTCTATCAATGTTGTAGTTTTTGAGTTCGACAAAGCGGCAGGTGCGCTGAGATTCTTTCATGGCGTTAGTGGGCTTCAAGTTCGTCAGCGATGGCGAGAAGATCGGGCACCTCAATGATGCGTGGGTATAAGTCCTCAAACTCTGCACCTGGAGCAGGACTCTCGCCAAGCTGATCCGCAGCAGCGCGAAGGGCGGCGGCAGCAATCTCTTGCGCTTGGCTGGGATAATCCTCTGGATCGCAAGAGCTGACATAGAGGGCAGCCTTTGCTACTGCCTGAGCAGCGAGTGAAAGTTCAGACATAGAAGTTGATCGGACTACTTGCCCCAGCGGGCGAGAGCATCAGTGATGATCAGCAGCAAGCACTCCAGGCTTTTGCTGTCTTCGTAGAAGAAGCTGTGCTCTGCGCATAAGTCGTCGATTTCATCAAGCGTCGGGCCCTCCGGCTCGGACTCAGCCAGGGCGGCAAGGTCCAACGCTTGTAGCGCCTGCTCCTTCAAGCTCGGCGGCTGGGGGCGCATCTCCGCGATGAGCCGCTTGGAGGACATCTGATTAGAGGTTTGCAAGGCCACCCAGGTGGCGTCCATTTCAAGCTGCTCATCAGCGCCCCAGCGGGCAGCGAGGGTTGCGATCACGCGAGCATCAGGCCCAGGTGGCTGACCACTTGCCTCCTGCATCCACTGCTGCACCAGCTCCGGCGGGGGATTGATCGGATGGTTGTTGTCAGTCATGAGAAAGAGAAGTGTGTAGAACTAATCCAGCCATGCCCATGCAATGCGCTGGCAGATGCGCCATGCGTGCTTTTTGTCGATCTCATACCGATCGGCGAGCTTCTGATAGCTCACCCCCTCAGCGCGAAGCTGGCGCAGCTCGCGCACCAGCTCTTCGCTAAGGATCACGGCGACATTCTCCTCACCGCGCTTGAACGGCCGGCTCATCGCCACTTATCCCCGAGCAGCTGCTGGCGGCAGACTTCGATCGCCTGCTGCGCCTGCTTCTGCGTCATCACCGACTCGGTGGCATCCATGGCGCGCACAACGCGGGCCAGCAGTTCCGGGTATGGCGTGTCGCGGAAGTTGGCAGCCAAGTCGCGGCAGAACTCCTCCCACAGTCCGGTATAGGTGCTGCAGGTACGGCCGCTGCGTTCATAGAGCGCGTCCATCATGTCGGCGCGCATCTGGTCAAGCTTGACTGCTTCGCTCATGGCTCGAGGTATTGGCGGATGTGGAGCAACTCAGCGCAAAGCTGCTGGCGGTTACGGAGCCCAACAGTGCCGCACAGCTGATCGATGCGGATGTCGATCAACTGGCGGACCCGCTGGCGCTCCTCAGTCTGACCAGCTGTGAACGCACTGGTGTCGCTCAGCAGCTGCTCGATGCGGTGGCGGATGTCGCTCATGGATGAGAAATACGGACGGTGGCGATGCCATCGAGCGGCACACCAAGGCGGTGAGCAGCACCGGCGCTGAGATCGATCGAGCCGCAGTCGCATCGATCGGTGATGCGCACCGTGAGCGTGCGGCCGCGGTGGCTGATGCGCACCGGTGTGCCGCAAGGGAGAAATGGATGCGCGGCGCTGATGCCCCAGTGCTGGTAGGTGCCGCCGCAGTAGGTAGTGCGGCCGTGAAACCAGCCGTCGTAGACCGTGGCGGTCACCTGCCGCGCCTGCACCGGGCTGGCCAGCAGCAGGGCCGCGGCGGTCAAGGCAGCGCGGATCATGCCACCTCCACTGCAGCGGCATCAGGCCAGCGATTGCGCGCATACTTCTCAGCAGCGCGCTTCGATTCGGCGCGCGTGTACCACGTCACGGGGCGTGCATTCTTGGGATAGATGATCACCTTGAAATCACGCACGCGGGCGCGATGACGTGGCCGGCTGATGCCTTCGCCGTAGTTGCCAACTTCCTCAGGGTCTGTGCGCCACTGGAAGAGTGCGCCTTTCATTTCAGCCATAGTTAATGCTCTCAGTAACGGTTTCGACGTTGATCCATTCGAGTTCTGGCCACCACTCGAGCCATGTATCGGCGGCGATCAGCTTTGCCTCGGTGAGGCTGGTGGCCGTGACGCACTCGAGCACGTTTGCGGCCTTGATCTGGAAGTAGTAGCGGCGTGGGTTAGTCATCAGCGTCCCTCCAGCTCTCTAGCGATGGCAATCAGTTGAAGGCGAACGCTTTGCTTGGCATCCCTGAACCCTTCCATGTATTCGTTCATGGGATAGCGTCCCGGAAACGGCGCCACTTCATCCGCAGCAGCACGAAGGGCAGCGGCAAGGCATTCGCCGTAGTCCACAAACACGCCGG